AGAATTTCTTTTTTAATTTTTTCTGCTTCTATTTGAGCAGCTTCCTTTATATTTATTAAACCTTTAATAGGTAAGTTTTGTGGTACCTCGTTAGCTCCAGTTAAAATTTGTTGAGTATCAGGAGCATAATTATCCATTTCAAATAATAGAAATGGTTTTACTAATACTTTATTACCTAATGCTGGGATAACAGGAACACCAAATCTAAATGTAAATTCTCCTTTTGCATCTGATTTGAGAAATTTTTCTGGTGCTTTACTATCGTATTTAAATACTTGTTTTTTAGTAATTATAGTTTCCTTTTGTCCTTTATCATTAACTATATTTTCTTTTACATCTACAGTTTCAGGTATCATTGGAAACAATGATATTTCAGGAGTGATTTTTACACCCTGAATTGGTAGGTTTGTTTGTTTATCGTAAACTCTTCCAGTTGTTGAAAAAGTTTGGATAACAGGAACATATTGTTTTAATGTATTAAGATATTCTTTAGCAGAAAAATTCTTAACTCTATTTCTAACATCTTCAACTGTAACTCCAGGAGGTAGAGCCCCACTAGCCTGTGCCTTTGCTGCTTCTGCTTTAGCTACTAAATCCTTACCTTTAGGGGATTGAAGAAAGACATTAGCTAAATCTAATAATGCTTTTTGATCTATCATATTAAGCTAATTTTACTTTTCGTGACACTAAATTTGGAATTTGATTCTGAATGTTAGTTATAGAATCTTTCATTAAATAAGCAACAGCAGGAGTAGCGTTTAATGATGGTTCTTTATTTAAAGCATCAGCTAACTGCATTAAACTATTTAATAATGATGAAAATTGATCCATAAATGCATCTCCTAATACTGCGGATTGAGCAGCATTAACTTGACCTATAGAAACATTACCTGAATTGGAAAGTATACTAACATTCCCATTTTGAGATTTTATACCAACATCTTCTATAGCTTCTAAAACTATTGATTTTTTAGATGATAATAAAATACTATCTGAAGTAGTATTAAATAATAATCGACCTGAATTTAATATTACTTGGGGTTGATTAAATGATTTAGGAGATATTGGAGCTTTAGAAATTACAGCAGAAAAAGGTATTGTAGATGTTTCACCTTCAACTTTTTTAGCTACTGCTACATCTATTGGAATTTGTTGGTCTGATGTTAAATATGCAGATGATAAATCTGTATTTATATCTTCAGTTACAGGAACCCAACCATCAGTTTGTGATGCCGCAGGTTGACCATTTCTTAAAATAGTAATTGGATTACCATTTGCTCCACTTTTAGACCAATTATTTGTTATTTCAGCTGTTACATTTGAAGTAGCTCCTAAACGAATACTATTTCCAAATCTACCTTCAAATATATTATCACCTGCAAAAGGTAAAATAGGATGAATATTTGGTTTTTCAATAAAAGTACCACCACTATTACCATTTAAATTAAGTGTTAGTGGTTGAGTTGATTGTTTTTGAACGTTTCCTGCTGTTATATCAAATACAGATTTTTGCATTGATGGAGCAGAAGTATTATAGGGTGCATAATTATCTGGAAATGCATTGTGATGTTGACTATTCCAAAGACCTATAGGATTTAAATAGTAATAATCACCATTACCACTAATCTGTGTTTTTTCCTGGTTAGGTAAAAAGAATAGTAATACAAATTCGTTAACTAGAGGATAATTTTTTAAAAAGGGTAATAAAGGTCTTGCAAATGATCCCTTAGTATTATTTTTCGTTTGGGCACTAGGTGCAGCTTCAGTTAATTGAAATTTAATAGTTCCAATACCTGACCATCCTCCTACAGATGTAAAATACTCAGAATTTGAATTTAAAACAACACCAATAACCCTAGCACTAATTACACTATTAGATAGTGAATCAAGAGCACTAAGGGCAGATGAGTTAGATGATGAAGAACCACCTGAAATTGCAGCAACACCAGTCTTAAGCATTATTTATCTTTATTTTCTTTAAAATCATTATTTAATTTATCTAACTCAGCCATTAGTTGTTCTTTTTCAATTTCACTAATACCTGATGAATCATTGCTAGTACTTGTATTAAGCGCACGTTGTACTATAGTAGCCATTTTAATTAATTGTTCATCGTTACGAACACCAATTTCTAGATATTCTTTTATAAGTGGTACAATTAAAGTGGCGTCTCCAATATCAGCAATTAATGGTTTTAATTCCGATATTAGACCCGAGATTTGTTTTTCTTTTCGTTTTTGATTGTCGTAGATTTCTCCTAGAATGTCGGAAAAGCTTTTTTTACCGAATATAATACTATCTAATCCCATAATACATTTTTGTTATAAATATGGATATAGAAAAGATTTAAAATTTACACCACCCGTTTTCTAAATAAAAGATATATTGTTTTTTAAATATATCATATAATTGATCCGCTATTTTGGTAATTTTGGGGGTTTTAACATCTATAATTTCTCTTATATAAATGTAAAGTGCTTTTTTATTAAAAATTTCTATAGTCTCCTTGTTTCTAAATAATTCTAAAATTGCATCCGCTATTTGAGCATCATTCTTTTTAGGAAACAATTCAAATATATTTTCGGTAACATAATCTACATATAAATCTATATATTTAGATAAATCATCTTTTACCTCATTTTCATTTTCATCCATACTATATGAATGAGTAGATCCTTCATTAGTTAAAACTTCAATATCTAATTTTTGGATTTTTTTACTGTAGTTTTTAGTGTTGTATAATATTAACCAACGTTTAACTATGGTACCAAAGTATGAATATGCTTTAGCTCCCCTGGTTGGGTCAAATAAATGCATTTTTGATAGTAAGAATGTAATTATCTCATGTTGAAGATGTTCTAAATTCTCTACTTCAGTATGGTAGAATTTAAAAGTATGAATAATATTTTGAGTAAGCTTAAAGAAGGGGTAATGTATCTCTTCTTCATATATCTTACTTCGTTTTACTGAACATTTTTCATTATTATATCTTACAATAGCTAATTCAGTGTCGTGGGTAAAGTAATTTTTGCTTTTAGGATTTCTGGTTTTTTTGATCATTAGTTAATTTTAAAACGTGATATACTTTTTTGTATAACCTTTATTTGTTCAAAAAACCAACCAATTTCATCATCACTATTAAACAAACCTTTATCATCAATTTGCTTAAGGCGTTTATCAGCGGCATCAATTTCGTCCCCAAATTCTTTAACGAAGTCACTATATTTAGATATAAGATCTTCTAGCTTTTCAGCTTTCCTTAAAAGGTTAAAGGTCGTGTATCCTAAGATAACGACCAATATTCCTAATATTATTGTAATAATTTCTAGTGTCATAAACTATCTAACATGCTTTTTAGTCCTGGGCTTGATACTGAGTTGAGTGCTTTGGATTTAGTACTTTTGTTTGTTGATAATGTATAATTACTTTTTTGCTGGGACACGGAATTTTTAACATCTCCTCTTAATTTAGGTAACCATTCCACTTCAAATTCAATTCTGGCAGCCATTAAATCAGCTTGGTGTAAGATAAATGGAAGTGATGTACGAGGTTTTTGTTCAACACCCCACCCCATTAAATACTTTTTATTGGCATCATCATATAAACCATCATGTGTCTGAATGGCAACCATTTCATTAAATGAATATTGGATACCATGTGATTGAAGTAAAAATAAGCTACGGTCTGGAACAGATGCAAATGCTAATTTGGTATTAAACATATAGTCTTCACCTAATTTATCTTTTCTCCATTGATCAGTTTGAGGTATATAAGCATCATTTTCTTCATCTCCTAATTTACCTAGGTCATGATTAATAGCTGCAAATACTAATTCTTCCTGGGTGAATGTAGACATATCTGCTCCAAATCCTTCCCAAACAGCTGATAGTGCTAAGGCACCACGAACTACTCTATTAACATGATCTACATATCCTCCTGGGAATGCACTATGATATTCTTTTTTATGAGCCGCAGGCATTAAAATAACACGGTCTTCATATTTTTTATAGAATTCAAGTAATTTTTGTTTCCTATCTCCAGTAATGTAAGTTTCAATATTGGAGTTAAATTCGATCCAATTAGCTTGGAGTTTTTCTGCTGTTAGTTGCATAACCTATTTTATTTAAATTTATTATCTATTAATTTCGTTTGGTGTAGTTGGTTCGTTATCGATTGCGGATTTGATTTCCTCAATTTCTTCCATGCCTTCTTCAATTCTTAATTTAAATTGCGAAATAGGTTGAGCCGTATTTACCATGTATCTTAAGGTAGCAAATGTACCTTCTAATTTTTCTAATCTTTTCGTAATGTATTCTCGATTTTTCATAATTAAATTTATGTTTAAAACAGGGTATACCATATACCCCTTGTTGCCTCTATTTCCCTACCCTTTTCATTCCCATTTTTCCAAAACCCTGTAATTCAAAGTTACGGAAAATAAGTTAAATAGCCAAGTTATTTTTAAAAGCTTCTTTAAGTTTTTTTATTTTTAATAGTTGGGCGCATCTTTCATATTCCTCTGTACTCTCAAAATATTGAAGAGCTTGATCTAGAGTAGTAATAAAGGGTTCCATTTTAAAATCAAGCAAGGCATTTAAATGGTATTTATTATTTAAATCAATTTGACTTATATAATGCCATGCTCTATTGTAAACGGTAAACATTGAAGCATTCTTTGTAGTTTCCACATCATAACTAGGATGTTCTTTCTTCAAGAATTTATCTAATTTTTGGTGAAATATTGAATGATTTGCAATTAATTTAGTGAACATGCCAATTTTAGTAAAGGGGTCTTCTTTGAGAAGAGTTGCATTTTGTTCAATTTCTTCCTTTACTTTCGGGTGGTGATCAAATAAATCAAATATTTTATTTTTATTTACCATAGGGGGTAATTTATTATAAATATATTATAAATCCAAACCATCTAATTCTAAATCATCCAATTCGGTTTCTATCTCCTTTTTTATTGTAATCAAATTATCATATTCAGATACAATATCAATTTTCGCAGGATTTTCTGGGTGATATTTCCATAATTCTTCCATTACTGTAGATACTGAAATTAAATCATTAATTAAATCAGCTTTTAAATTTTCTTTAATTGCTTCTTGATTTTCTTCATCAAAATCTCTTTGATTCATTCTAAATGTTTCTTTGTAAGACATAATTTTAGTTTTTAGTTATTATTTTTTTAAATTTTAATTGATAGGAATTAACATATGGTCTACCACCACTTTCTTCATCATAAATGTCTACAAATTCAGTTATTTCATGAAGATGATATTTAATACTTTTTATAAAAAACTCAGGGTTTATCATTTGTGATATATCTTTAACTTCAACAATCTCAAACCCATTTTTACTAGCTACTTCTTTAACTCTATCCATAGTTTGAGGGTAATATTTAAAAAAGTTTTCAAATTGTTCTCTGTTTGCAACTTTCTTTTCATTATCACATATATCAAACCATTCCTTTATAAATAAAATTCCACCGTCTACTAATACTTTATTTGCATTTTTAAATGTATTCTCAATATCAGAATAAAATAAAGTTTCCAAGCAAAAACAATGAGTCATATTACGACCTGTATATGTTTCCATATTCTCTAATTTAAAAATATTAGTTGGAAAATTTAATTGAGATGCTTTTACACATTCCTCACTATTTGAAATCCCCTCAGCATAGCAAATTTGATTTAATTTATTAACAAAAAATCCTGTACCACAACCAAAATCTACTACTTTAGATTGCTCATTAACTCCACTTTCCTTAATTAAATAATCCGCAAATTCATCCCCACTTTGACCAATAAATCCAGCATGATAAAAGGGAACTTCATCTACGTGACCAAATAAATCTTTAGATTGGAGTTCATAATATTCTTTTTCAGTTTTCCAAGGATATTCTTTCTTCAACATAATTTTAATTTTTAAATATAATTTTTACCTATTTTTTCTATTACTTCTTTTGCTTCTTCTAATTCAATTTGAAAAAACTCTCTCTGTGAATTAACGCGATATTTTTCTAATGCATGATGTACTTCACCTTCCATTTGTTCACCGTTAAAACAACGGAAAGCCCATATAGCTTCGTATGGTAATGCCACACCCGTAGCAGCAGAAATTTGTTTTGCTCGTTCATCTGGGGTTAACTTGGTATAACCTATTTTTAAAATCCCTGGTTGGGTTGGATTTGATAAAATATAAACCCATTGATCCCCTTCACCACGATTCGAAAATTTATTTCTCCTTCTAGCTGTAAAATAAGTAACATCTTCCCAACCATCACCTTGTTTTGCAGGTGTAATTGTAAAATATTCTGCATTTTTTACACTTTGGTCTAAGAAATTTTCTTTTAAAGGAATAAATTCTTGTGCTTCTTCTGTAGTTATCCTTCTCATTATCTTATAGAATAATAAATAATATCAGGGTGATTTATCACATACATCCCATCAACATCCGTATTATTAATATCAAAATTTGTAATAATATTATTGTCTATCATTTGTTGTAATTCTTGAGGGTGATAAACTTCATTACTAAAAACATATTCTTTATCTAATTTCCCATTTTTATATTGATCACAAAAATGACCGTTTTCCCTAGGAGAAAAATTATAAGTAGCAACTACTTTATTTTCTAAATCATAACGATATTCATCAAACTCATTTTTTCCTTCAATATCATATCTAACATAAAGTGATTCAAAATCATAATGATCAATGTGTGGTGATTTAAGATATTTTAAAATAGCTTCATCTTTATCTTTAGCTGAAATGAATAAATAAATAGATTCAACTTCACCCTTACAAAATCTTATACCTCCAATTTGGGTAGTAAATTTTATATCCCAAAATATTATATAATCCTCTGGCAATTGAGGTATTAAAATCTCAGTAATAAATTCACTAGTAAATTTTATACCATTATCTGTTAATACTCTTCCCATTATTCAAATATTATTTTAAATTCTTTTTCTACTGATCTACTTTCCCCTGTATCTGTATTAAAAATAGTTTTAACAAATACTTTAGCTGTATCTCCTATCATTTCATTGTCAAGATACATTTGTTGTTTTGGTGTATAGTTATACTTACTTCTAGTTCCAATTAAGGTTGATGAGTAAGGACAATCCATACATTGGTGACGATTAATTTGGTAACCTGCTATATTCATTGGTGGGTGAATATTCGCCATATTTGGTATAGTATACGTTAAATTTCCAATTGGAATCGGGGTATTGAAACCACCCCCAGTAAAATAACCTAACACGCTATATAACGGTACTGTAAATTGAATATTATTAATCCAAACCCAATAGTTAGAATCAAAAATAGTTTCTACCAATGGTACTCCATTAACAACATATTTAGGATCTAATTGGTCAATATTTCCTTTAATAGTAAAATATCTTAAACCATTATAAGGAACATGCCAGTATCCATTTGCATCTTGATATCTTCCAGGAGATACTGCAGGATCAATTTCAAAAAACGTATCACAAGAACCATCAATACAAGGATATGGGTTCGGTAACTCATCTGGGCTACACGCCCAGAAGAGACTTACTATACTAAGGAATAATATCTTTTTCATTATGCTACTAATTCTAAGGCCTTGTTAAACATCGCTTTATTTAAATCTAAATCTTGCTTGAAGTTTTTAATTTTACGAGCTTGACGAACTCTACCTCTTATTGTAAGGTATGAAAAATTACCTTCCATAATATTCTCTTGAACGCGGTTAAATACTTCCCACAAACCATTTCCATAATCTTGATTACGTTGTGGTTGTAAAACTTGCTCAATTGCAACTTCTCCAAAGGTATTATCTGTACCTTCAACTCTTAATTCAAGTAATGATTTAGCTAAATCTAAAATTTGCTCTTCACCTAACTGAATCTCTTTCATTTTATTCATAGATTCAACTGTTAATGGTAAAGATTCAACGATTGAACGAATAGTTGATTGTAAAGCATCAAAATCATAACCCATATGACGAACTTTAAAATCTGCGAATTGCTCTGTAGCAACTACTAAACCATTTTCACAAATCATACGGAATAAACCTGGAGTAAATGTAAATGAATTTTTACCATCATGAGAATTGGTAAGTAAAATTTGAGGGAAAACTTGGTCACCATCGGCACCATTAATTACTACATCTGGATTTCTGAACACTACTAAGTGTTTTTGGAAACCAATATTTTTACGAGCTTTAACCTCTTTAGCATCAACAACACCCCAACCTAAAGTTTCCATATCAGAAATTACTTTATCAGTTGAAATATGTGAATACTTTTCAGATACACCTGATGCACCTGTTTGAGTAAAAATACTTGGAGCTAATGATCTTAACTCATTTGAACTTTTGAATTCTGTGTTTTGTAAATTTAGCATAACCTTTATTTTTTAAATTTTAATTAAACGCTCGAACCTTTCGAACACGTAAATATACGAACAATTTCACCGGAAGCCAAGCCTCCTGTGCATTACTTTTAGATTTTTTCTAATAAACTTGGTGTAACTGTAAAATTACCTGAACCATTAATTTCTTTAACTTTTATGTTAACACCATTAATTTTGGTAACATTAAATATTCTTGAAGCGGCAATCTTTCTATGGTTAATCTTAACAGTATCTCCTACTCTTAAAGCAGATTTTACATCGTGAGAAACCTCAGATTTTCTAATTGAAACAGCATTAACAATAGCTTTTAATTCTGATTGATTTGAATTTTTAATAAATTCTAATACTTCGTTTAAATTTGTCATAACCTTTATTTTTTATTTATTTAACTTTCGAACCTTTCGAACACATAAATGTACGAACAAAAACACCGGAAGCCAAGCCTCCGGTGCATTATTTTTAATTTATTTTTTTAGATTATCCTGCCTGAGTCAACGTAATAATAGTTGAAGGAATTGCAGGTATATTACCAGAAGCTGTATATGAAGAAGCTGTAATCTCAACCTCATCAGATTGCCATACTACTTCTAAAAAATCTGAGGTTTCTAAAGATACTAAGTAATTCCATGCTGCTAAATATTTACCTCCTGGGCCTCCTGATGCTTTTGTAATTTGTATATCACCAGCAGTATCGGGCATATTTGCTCCATTTTTCTTTAACCAAATGAAAACATTACTTGTACCATTATTTGATTTATTAAACTGAGTAGAAAACTGAACATTATAAGTTCCTGGATGTCCAACCGTTAATCTAGATTGGCTGACAACAGAAACACCATTTGCCACATCTAAATTTTCAAAAACCATAGAATGTGATGTATTTGGTATTGGGTTATATTGAGATTGAGTTGAATAAAAACTTCCATAATACCCATAACTTGAAGTTGTAACAAAGGATCCGGTATCATATGAAGTTAAAATATCACCACCATTTAAAGTTCCTGATCCTGTTATGTTTATTGAACCTGTAATTGTTTGGTTTCCTATAAAAATATTTGAACCCGTAGTTGCTAAAGAGCTTGTATTAAACCCAAGAGCATAAGAAGCAGTTGTAGTATATGATGAAGTTAAAGCATAAGACGAACTTATTGATGTTGATGCACTCAAAGCATAAGATGCACTCAAAGCGTAAGATGAACTTACTGAATAAGACGAACTTAGAGCATATGAGCTACTTACAGAATAAGATGAAGAATTAGCTATTAAAGCATAAGAAGAAGTTCCCGATAATGAACCTGTAAAACTAGTGGCGTTAACAGTATTAAAGGTAGCATCTAACCCAAGATTAAGAATCCCTTGACCTAAGTTAGTTACTGTAATTTGGTCTGTATCACCTCCTTGAACAATTGGTAGTACATTTGAACCCGTTGCTATTGAAGCTGATGGTAATTGTGTTATTTTTGTGTTTGCCATTTTTTATTTTATTTATCTGATTAAATTATTTCCATTTTCTGTCATTAAAAAATCTCCATTTTCGGCTATCAAAAATTGAATCCCAGATGAAGTAACACCTAAGCTAATACCACCTGTTCCTCTAAAAAAGCTTCCACTAAGTGCAATTGTTTCATCAGGTTCAAAATTAAAAGATCCTCCACCAACACCAACACAAACAGAGGCAATATAAGATGAAGTAACTAATGATATAACATTATTAAAATTTGAAAAAAATCCTAAAGTATTAGTAGCAGAAGAAGAATCATAGAAACCAATTCCATTACGAACAGTTTCTATGGTAAAATAAGCTACTTGGTCATTAGGAGAAATTATATCAAATGTGTAATTGCCCGAAATTTCTTCACATGGAGTTCCTGCTCCATAGAGTTGTTCAGCGGTGTATGATGCCATATTCTATTTTATTATAAATATATGGAAAAAAACGACCTTTTCCTTTTTACATACCTCAATATATCTATCCGTATATATCAGATATCTTATAAAACAGGTTGGAATCCTAAATTAATATTCGTATATTAGGGTATAATTAAAAAAACAAGTATTTGGAAAATACAGGTAAAGAAACAGCAGATTACATTGACAGACATGTAGTAGAAGCAATGGTGGAAGTAGCTAAACAAAAAATGTATAGTGAGGAAGAAGTTATATCTATAGCAAAACAGGCTTTTGTACTTGGAAAAGATTTTGGATTAATAGGTACATTTAAAGAATGGTTTGATACAGTTAAAAAGAAATCAAAATGAATAAAGTAATACAATTATTAGATGATAAACTTTCGGATCACATTTGGGATCCCAAAGTAATTGTTGTATATTCCTCTAGTGGATGTGGGATGTGTACGATATTGAAACCAAAATTATACCACGTAAACGAGGAATATAAGGTAGTAATAGTAGATAGTTCGAGACATTTTAACTCAAACAAATTTTACCCAACCGAACTACTATGGTTCCCTACCATAGCATATTTTGAAAATGGAGTTTATATAAAAGATATTAACAAAACAGAAATAGAAGAAGGATTATGGAACTAATTTATTTTATATTGGGGATGCTGACAGTGCTATGGATGAATTCTACATACCAGACATTCCAGACCAATAAAACAAATAAGGATATTCAGGGTAAGCTGGATATAATGGATAATTACATAACGGAAACGAGTAAAGAGTATTTTAAACAGTGGGATAATGCAATGGAATCTATGGCGAAGGTCTCTGTTAAGCTAGAGACGATTCAAGAGCAATTAGATGCCGAGGATCTACACACCACATTAGATAATATTGGTGCCGATATAAATCGTTTGAGTGAGATAACAAAACAAACGAATGATAAACTAGCGTTTACAAATACATCGGCCGATAAGAACTTCAATAAAACATTTAACGATATACAAGCGCTACGTAATGCACTGAATAAAATGGGTCAAGATCCTAATCTAATGAGCCAATACTAACCACACAACACAACAAGTATATATCCCATCGATGCCAAAAAAGTTTTGAAAAAAAGAATTTTGCCATTTGTTATATTTAAAATAATTGGTCAAAGATGGAAAAGAGCCCCCTTTATGGGGGCTTGGTATTACTTGAATATAAGTATATACTAATCGGGGTGTAAAGATCGTCCGAACGATAAGTGTTGGTCCACATCCTTTCTCTCACGCATACACGCTATATGGACACCAACGCGTATGGGCATAACTACGTAATAATATATACCGCCGTACGCATAAATACCCTAGTACATAAGTACGGGGTAAGGGGTACATAAGTACACAGGCAGGGGTACCTAAGTACCCCCACATTATAACTTTATGTATACAGCAATTTAACCTACCAATGAGGCAGATATGGTATGGCGGGTTGATTTAATGGCTGGGTAATAGGTACCTCCACCCACGCGAATGTATTTTCTGGTATCAACCAATTTATTATCCACCTCTTGACCCACGAATCTCAAATACGATTCACCGTTTAATTTCAATTTTGTTATCATAACCTTAATTTAATTTACGTATCGCTTAATTGCTCAACGTGGTAAATGTACGAACAATACCTCGGGTATCCAAGTGGGTTGCCAATTACTTTTTAGTAATGGCGTACCAAAACATTGCCCCAAATGCTAGAGCTACTAAGGCATGTACGGGGTAGATCATAGCTTGTAATAATAACCAGAACATAAATTTAATAGCGTATGTTATTGCTGTTACCCCACCGATGAAGGCTAGTATAACGAACCAGGTAATTTGATTTTCCTCACTCATAACGTTAACGTATTAAAAGAACAATGCGTTCCAAGTTATATATGATGGTTGTTTGCTTATAACGTTACCTGGTTTACCGTACGCGGCAACACTTCTAACGGTACAAACATTACCACATTCACTCACTGCAACCAATTCACTACGTAATGTAGCTGAATGGTTATCACTAAATACTCTACCAATAGCACCTCTTAATTCATCTAATTTGCTCATAACCTTAATTTTTAATTACGGGTAAATATACGAACGCTCCCTCGGGTAGCCAACCCCCTCCACACAAGCGGTTATGAGAGGGTATGAGCGGTTATGAACCACACGGGCATTGGAGTATCCCCCATTGGCACCCTGGCCCGTTGTTAATAATTCAATATTTCAAAGATGTTCACCGTGGCGGAATGTGAATAATGCAATTCTACATATATATTTTAAAGAGTTGTGAAAATGGTTTGGAGACGATATGAATGGGTTAATGTGGAGTGAACCCAACACCATCCATACCCCTCCATCTTGTCATATACACTATGTAGAACAGTACCCAATCAGGTTACCACAGTACCCTAATGTCATATTAACACATAACAGGTCACACGTTGCGGTTAGGACAGTAACCAACTAAACAATGTATACCATCCCCAAGCAGCACACAACGAGATTATACCCATTATGATCCACACTACGGCTTTAGTATAATCACGTTTAAACATTACACGCGAGATGATTTACCGTTATAAGCATCCGCCTTACTAAAGCGTGTTGATGATTGGTTTGTAGCGGTTTTAACCGTTACTTGCTTGCGTACAGACAACCATTCCATTAGTTGTGTGTAATTCGATTTTGCAGTGTTTTTAGACATAATTTGACCGTTTATTTAATTATTATTTGTTTGTTTATAATATGTTACCTCGTCGCCTGTTTGCTCCATTGCATCCTTATCCTCGTTAACGTACATCGATTTCTTATCCCACGTTCCATTCATCATTAAATTCAGTTTATCCATCTGTTTCGTTTGCAGTAAATGATTAATCGTATCCTGCATTACAATGACTGTCGCCCCCGTATTATCCATCTCGTTCGTTACTGAATTATCTCCACTATCCATTTTGCTCCTGTTTAAAGTACTCGTTTAAATGTTTATCCCAATCAGCGTTAATATCCTTCAATTTCATACCCAGTTCAATCAACATATCACTTGAATAGAAACCAGTTATACTCTCCAATGGCCAGAAGTTATAATAACCATCTACATCAACCATAAAGCAACCTATCAATTTATTATTTGATATTGCCCTAACATCCATTGTACCGTTCTGTTCCTTATCTACCTTGAGTATTTCCATACTATCTAATTTTAAGCGCCCACACTCGTCTTAACTTAATACTATTATCGTGTTTAAACCTACCATAATACTTGTATACCACAATGTGAGTCCATTTAGTTGTTTCCCACGTTGTAAAATCTATAGTATCCTCAATCATGATTGTATAACCAATCCATCTTGCTATGTTGTATAAAAATGATCTCATAACCCGTTTTGTTGTTTATATTCGTTTAACATATCTTGATCTGAATAACCAAACCACCGTTCGGCATTATCTTGAGTATCCACCTTACGTAACCAAAGAGCAAATCCAATAGCAAATTTATCTGCTATTTTTTCACATTCATGTGAGTCATGAGACAAATTATTGAACATGTCTGCTGGATCAAAATAATCTAAATTGTTAAATTGCTCTTTTAATGTCATACTACTCTAATATTTCAAATACATGCCACACATAACTTCCATCCTGAAATGTAGCAATATACTTACTGTTAAACTCTTCAATTTCCCAACCCGTACCTATGATATTAAAGTTACGTTCAACTAGCTGCTCGCTAATATCAACTAAAGCCCAAATCCATGGTCTACCGTTTTGAAGTTGTACCGTAAGTATCTCTGCTTTATCTGGCATAGTCACTATAGTGTCTACCTCGTATTTATAAATTACTTTACTCATTGTCTATTATTTTTAAACTTGGACCCCATTTTAATTGATTAACAATCCGATTTTCCATCGTTACCCAATCTTGTGTTTTAATTATGAATTTAAATTGTTTAATATCAAAATCTCTCGTTTCATCTATACATTCGTATGTTTTACCTCGGTATTTAAATTGGTATTTATTCATGTTTGTATATACGGATTAAGATGGTGGGGTGTGTTAATAAAAAGGCTTGTTTATTTATTTCTATTTACGAGAAACACTATTCCTATTACGGCTAGAACCCCTAATATAATCAATAATGGAATCCATAATGGAGCAGTTACCCACCACCATGACCAATCAATGTAATTAGTTAATTTTAATACTAAGAATATTAGAAACAATATCGTTCCTAATCCTAAACCGTTGCTTGAATTACTTGTATTTGCCATGTTATACTACTTTCATTAATTTAATATATTGAACATCTTTTCTACCTAATAATTTACCTATCGCTTGGCCTAACCAATTATTCTTAACTAACACAACAGCGTAGTTTGTATTTATTTGTTCTGCTTGTTCTACTGTTAGGAATTGTTCTCTAACTAAGGCATTAACAATAGCCTCTTTAGCATTGTTGTAATTCTCTAAATCCTGTGTTAACTCTAAATCTGTTGTTGAATAACTTGCCATAATTTTAGTTGTTATTTGAATAATATATTTTATATAACTCGTCTTCTTTCTTACCACAATCATTACATTGAACTCCTCGTCCAACAGTGTTTAATAATTGATCGTATGTAGTCAAATCGTCTAATTCCTTCATCTCATCATCTGTTAGATCGGTTCGCTCTAAATTATCCCACCAATTGGCTCTACCCCATTTATCAATTAATGCTTCCGCTTCGGGTATTGGAATTGTCATTGCTATAAACCCGTAATAACAATCCGCTTTGTCCTCACCGCAATGATGACATCTGTCTATTTTACTCTCCATATGATAAGATATAATCGGTTGTTGCTTTTATATTCTCATTTTCATTGTTATCATACCCACCTGCAAAAAATACTGAGTGGTTATATGATTCGTTTATTCTAAATTTTAATGCTTCGATTGTTGTTTCTTCTAAATCAAATTGACCTTCGAATCCATAACATGAACAGTGCGAACCGTGTACCTCATATAATTTACCATCTTTACCTCTAAATAAGAAGAATGATGATGAATCACAACCCCAAGAACCAACTGATTCGTAACCGATTAATATTTCTAAATCGTCTACTATACCTGATTCGGCTTCATATTCTCTTACTAAGTGTGCTTTCACCTCAGCTTCAGACATTTCTTTTAAATCTTCTAATAACAACATAACTCTTATTTATTAATTAATTATTTGCCCAATCATAGATTTTTGATTTAGCATACCAAGCAATTCCTTCACAACAGCTATAAGCCATATCTTCAAGATCTTCAATTGTATCATTTTCACTCATATAACCTTCAATAATCATATTAAGTAATGCTTCTTCTAATACTTCTACTTCAATACCAAATCTACTTGTCATAACCTTTATTTTTTCATTTATTAATCTTCCGAACCTTTCGAACACGTAAATGTACGAACAATTCCTACGGTAGCCAAATTTTTAATGGTAGATGTTTTAAAACAATAAAATAAATCATCACCAATACGCTCATAAGTTAAACCATCTAACTCAATTATTACACCGTGATGTTTTGATTTTCTAAACGCATTTAACGTTGGAGACATATCTTCACAGTAATTACGTCTAATTATTTTACGTGTTTTCATTTGATTACTTAATAAATATTTTTAATGTTCTATTTTCATCTTGCAATGAAAACTCAATATCCTTAACATCCATATTAACATAAACTCTACCATTACCATCAATTATCTCTAACCGTGTAATATTAGGTTTATCAAATTTTTTAAATTCTGTATCAATTTTAGTAGAATGGTTTTGAATTCTATCTAATAAGTTGGGATTAATTATACTCATGAGTTTTGATTTTATTCGCCTGGTCTTTTAGTGCTAATCCAACTATAGCCAGCCATTTTATTTGATTCGTATTTAGATTTATTTGCTCGTTTATTAGTATTATATAGGAATACTGAACCATGATATGGTTCACCATTGATTCTACGTTTACCGTTAAATGATCTGAATTCTCTACTTGTAACTCGATACCAACCATTTAGGTTAGGCATCCAAATTTCTAAGTTAGAGGCAGTATTAAAATCATACTTGATTTTCTCAGTATTACCTGTTTTCTCCATAACCCTTATTTTTATTAATCTATACTATTCAATTCATTTTCAGCTAATTCAATAGCTCTTTCTAAATCATGACCTTGAGATATATAAAAATCGGTCCAATATTCTAAAAATTCTTGATTTGTTGGATGTGACATAACCTTTATTTTTTAAATTTAAATCGCTCGAACCATTCGAACACGTAAATATACGAACAATATCTCAGGTAGCCTACTCTTGTATTAGAGAAAGCCACTCATCTACTCGATTTTCCCAATTTTGTTTTCGAGCCCAAGTCCAAGCTTCATTATTTTTACAATTCCAATTCCTATGGAATCCTTCATCTTCAACATCTTTAAGTAATGTTTCTATAATCAAATCAGGATTGTTTTCAATTAATTCACCTCGAGTACCTTTATTAATTAAATGTTTTATATTACCCGGACCGTTAGTTAATATTTTAACCCCAGCCATCATCATTTCCAAAGCAGTAATACAGTATGTTTCAAGATAATCTGAAGCATAAACCCAATATTCAGCTTTAAATTGCTCTATTTTTAATTGAGTTGGATTCAAAGCACCTAACCATGTTACATCTTTAAGTTGACTTATATCATGATTAAACCAATCTGAACTGTAAGGTGGTGAACATATTACTAATGATAAATCGGGTCTAATTGCTTTCCATTTATCCCAATTTGATAGGATTAAATCTAAACCTCTATCAGGTGATGAGCTCCAAATTATTCTACCCTTAATTTTATCTTGAGGTTGAATATTATCATAATCATCTAAATCAATAGCATTGTCAACTGAAATTATATCAGTGTGATTGTTATCT